GAGTAAGTAAGATGCTTGATAAAAACAAAGTCGCCGCGCGGCTGGCGGAGATCCGCGCCCAGGGCGGGCTGCGCCGTGAGGCGGGGCTGGGCGAGGTTGATACCGTGGCGCGCACGGTGGAGCTGTCATTCAGCTCGGAGGCGGCCGAGGTGCCGCGCTGGTTCGGGCTGGAGGTGCTGTCGCACGCGGCGGGGGCGGTGGATCTGTCGCGGCTGAATGATGGCGCGGCGGTGCTGTGGATGCATGATTGGGGCGATCAGCGCGGGGTGGTGGAGAGTGCGCGCGTTGATGCTGACCGGGTCGGCCGTGCCGTGGTGCGGTTCAGCCGCAGCACAGCGGGCGAGCAGCTGATGCGGGATGTGGCGGATCGGATCATCACCAAAGTCTCGGTTGGCTACATCGTCAACGGCATGCGGCTGCAGGAGGAGCGCGCCGGGGATGATGTGTACCTCATCACCGAGTGGCAGCCTTATGAGATCAGTTTTGTTTCGGTGCCCGCCGATGCCAGCGTCGGCGTTGGCCGCGTCTCGGAAACTCCCGGCCCCGGCCCCGGTCACGTCCATGCACCTCCCAGCCCCGGCTCCAGCCCCAGCCTCCCCCGGGAAAACCCACGGGAGGAACCGCGCCCGGCTCTTGCCCAAGGTCGGAGCCTCCGAAGTTCTGAAGGTAGCATATGCATGAATGAGAAAATCCTGCGGGATGGTTCCGGCAATCTGGTCCGCGCCAAGGTGGATGAGAACGGCGCCATCATCGAGATCCTGGAGGTGATCGAGCGCGCTGGCGCCGAGGCGCAGGCGGCGCAGCAGCGCGGCCAGGAGGCCGAGCGCAGCCGCGTGCGGGCTTTGACCGAGCTGGGCAATTCCTATGGCGCCACCGATCTGGCGCTGCGCTGCATCGCCGAGGGCAAGGCCCCGGATGATATGCAGCGCGAGCTGCTGGCCAAATACGCGCAGCAGCGCGCGGCCAAGCCGATGGTCGAGCAGGTGCGCGAGGCCGAGGTCGGGCTGACCGACCGCGAGGTGCGCAATTATTCGCTGATGCGCGCGGTGCGCGCTTTGGCCAATCCGCTGAATGCCAGCTTCCAGAAGGATGCCGCGTTCGAGTTCGAGTGCTCGCGCGCCGCCACGGACAAGCTGGGCAAGGAATCCCGCGGCATCATGATCCCGGCGGATGTGCTCAACCGCGCCTTCTCCACCACCACCCCGGCGGCGGGGGCCGGTTCGAATATTGTGGCGCAGAGCCTGCTGTCGGACAGCTTTATCGAGCTGCTGCGCAACAAGACCTGGGCGCTGAAGCGCGTCACCGCCATGGGCGGGCTGGTCGGCAATGTCGATATCCCGCGCCAGACCGATGCCACCCAGGCCTATTGGGTGGGCGAGGGCGGGGCGCCGTCTGATAGTGCTCCGGCGCTGGATCAGATCCATTTTACTCCCAAATCGATGGCGGCGTTCACCGACATCACCCGCCGGCTGATGATGCAGGCGACACCGGATGCCGAGCTGATCGTGCGCAATGATCTGCTGCGGGTGATGGCGCTGGCGGTGGACAAGGCGGTGCTTTACGCCACCGGCAGCGGCGGCCAGCCCAAGGGGCTGCTGTACCAGACCGGCATCCATGCCGTGCAGCTGGCGGAGGTGAACCCGTCCTACCAGGAATTTGTGCAGATGGAGACGGATATTGCCGCCGCCAATGCGGATGTGGACGGCATGGCTTACGTCATCAATGCGCGGGCCCGCGGTGCCGCCAAGACCACGCTGAAATTCCCCGGGGTGAATGGCAGCGCCACGATCTGGGAGCAGGGCAACACCATTAACGGCTATGCGGTGGAGACCACCAACCAGATCGAGAATGGCGATGTCTGGTTCGGCAATTGGGCTGATTACATCGTGGCGATGTGGGGCGGGCTCGACATGATGGTGGATCCGTACAGCCTGAGCACCAGCGGCGGCACCCGCATCGTGGTGTTCCAGGATGTTGATCTCAACATCCGCCGCATCGGCTCCTTCACCTACGCCAATAAGGGCGCCACGGCCGTTGCGTAATTCTTGAAAGGCTGAACATGGAAGTGAAGAAGATCGTGCTGAAGGTTATCCACCCGTTCGTGGTGGCGGGCCGGATCATCGCCGGCGGCGAGCTGATCGAGATGCTGGAGCATGAGGCCAAGCAGCTGCTGGATGGCGGCAAGGTGGAGCTGGCCACCAGCGATGACGATGCCAAGCCGGTGATTGCCTCCACCGTGCCGGTGCCAGGTGCGCAGCAGGTTCCGGCCCCGGCGGTTGATGCCGCTCCGGTTGCTGATACGTCCCAGACGCAGCAGTCCCCGGCACCGGGTATTGAGACGGTCCAGGCCTGATGCCAGCGCCCAGCTGGGAGGATCTGGGCGAGTTTCTGGACATGGACGAGGAGGGCGGCTTCGCCACGCTCGCCGTGTTCAGCCTCGCCTCCGGCGCCACGCTGAGTGTGACCGGCATCTTTGAGGATACCACGCTCAACACCCATACCGGCGAGTACGAGATCGACCTCGCTAATCCGCGCCTGGAATGCAGCTTCGCCGAGGTCACGGCGGTGTCGCACTTTGATACCGTGCTGATCGATGGCACCAGCTACCAGGTGGCGGATTTGCCGCAGAATGACGGCAGCGGCTGGGGCATTATCCGCCTGGCGCCGTTGGATCCACCGGATCCACCGGACCCGCCGGCATGAGCCGGGGCGGCGGGGCAGGCGGCCTCGTCAATTTGGAATTCGACACTGACGGGCTGGAGCGGATTGCTTCCTCGTTCAGGGCCACGCCGGCGCAGCTGGACAAGGCGCTGGATGCGGCGTTGCGCAAGATGGCGAACTGGCTGCGGGCGCAATCGATCAAGGGGCTGTCGAAGGAGCTGCGTGTGCAGCAGAAGATCCTGCGCGGCCGCCTCAAGACTTTCCGCCTCGCCCGGCGCGGTGAGGAGCAAGGGGTGAAGGTTTGGTATGGGCTTGATCCGATCTCGTATGCGCGGCTGGGCACGCCCCGGCAGACAGGGGCCGGGGTGAGGGTGGCGGGCCATTTTGTCGAGGGAGCGTTTGTGGCCCGGCAGAAGAACGGCGCCCTGGCGGTGTTCAAGCGCAAGGGCCGGGCCCGGATGCCGCTGGTCAAGCAATACCTCGAGATCGTGGAGCCGGCCGAGGCGTATATCGAGGACCGGGTGCTCGGCACGGCGGCCTTTGAGGCGCAATTTTTCAAACTGTTCGAGCATGAATTGCAATGGCGGACCAAAACGCAGCTTTAGACCTGGAGGTCTTCCACCAAGCCATCATCGACCGGCTAAAGGCGCAGTTCCCGGGCTTCCGGGTGGTGGATGATTATCCGCAGGACCGCCGGGCCCGGCCGGTGCCGGCGCTCTATCTCGATCTCGAGGAGATGGAAGGGGCGAATGATGAGGATCCCGGGACCGGGCAGCAGGCCCTGGCGCTGCGCTTCGCGGCGCGGATCATCCTGCCCGCCAGCCTGCCGGGGGTGGGGCGGAAGATCCGGGCCATGGCGGCTTCGCTCTGCGCCTTCGTGCATCTAAACCGCTTCGGCCAGAGGGTGAATGCCGCCCAGCTGATCGGGGCTTATCCTGACGTGTTCGCACCGGAGGAGCTGGACCAGTATCTGGTCTGGCGCGTGGAGTGGCAGCAGGTTGGGCATTTTGGCGTGTCGGTGTGGGAGGCGTTCAGCCAGGGCAGCGTGCCCGGCGATCTGCTGTCCGGCGATGGCTCTGGCAATGCGGCGGATTACCAGAAGGTGCTGCCGTGATGTGGGCGCTCTCCGAGCTGGGGCGCCTGATGGCGCAGATGATCCGGGTGGGCACGATCAAATCCGTCGATCTCTCGGATCCGGCACGGCCTACTTGCGTGGTGACGAGCGGCGGGCTGGATACGCCGCCCTTGCCCTGGCTGGCGCCGCGTGCGGGCAGTGATGCGGAATTCTGGTGCCCGGAGGCGGGGGAGCAGGCGGTGGTGTTCTGCCCGTTGGGGGATCCGGCCCAGGGGTTTGTGCTGCTGGGGCTGTTCCAGGAGGCGCATCCGGCGCCGGGGATCAGCCCGGATGTGCATGTGCGGCGGTACAGGGACGGGGCGATGGTGCAATATGACCGGGCTGCCCATGCCTACAGCATCGATATCCCGGCCGGGGGTAGCATCAGCTTCCGTGTGGGCAGCGCCAGCTTGGTCATGCGGGAGGATGGCATCGATGTCACGGGCGGTGATATCAGGGTCAATGGCATTGGTGTGATGGCTCACCACCATACCGATTCGCGCAATGGCGCCACCAGCCCGGCCGAGGCGTAGGGGGCTGAGCGACCTAAAGGGAAATGTTGGGGGCAGCGAGGGCGGTTTTGCGTCCATTATAGTCATTCAGTCTCATCGCTCACCTTCCAGGAAGGAGACGTCGCCCCCCTTAACAGGCCGCTGAAAAACCCTCTTGTTCCGTTAAGCACCTAAACTCGGTGTTCACGAAATCGGCAGCAGGCAACATCAGACTAAACTAAGGCCAGCGAATTTTGTCTATAATGCAGACATGAGAAGCTGAAAATCTAACTTGAACAAAAATCCCAAAATTCACAGCATTTCTTGTTGAAATTAACTTCATGCATAATCATGGCAAGCATTAACTGCGACGGGGCCACTTCATTAAGTGGGATAAGGCAAATACTATTTCCTATCACGTGAGCTATTCCTTCAGGTACTAAGGAGATTCCAACCCCACTACTTACTAAGCCGACCAAAGCCATTTCATTCCGCACTTCATGGACTATTGTGGGCATGAAGCCTGAGCTAATGCACACATCTAAAAGGGCAGCATGAATTGATGGCAACGTTGTAGGGGCGTAGGCTATCATTGGCTCGTTTTTTATTTCTTTGATATCTATGCTATGTTTTTTGGAAAATTTATGATGAGTAGACATTAAAGCGCCAAGCCGAATTCTCTCAATAGAGTGGATTTTGAAATTAGTCATATCAGCGTTAACGGGAATGTAGATAAAACCGACATCAATATCGTGGTTCTGCAGTGCTTCAACGACAGCGGGTGAAGAATGATGGTGAAGAGAAAATTTGGTTTCGGGGCTTATTTCTCTGAATTTTCTTAGCTTTTCTGGAAGAAATTGAAATGTTGCTGGGCCAACATATCCGATACGGATAGCATCAAAAGATTGTTCTTTTATCGATTTAATAGTTTGCCGGCCGTGGTCAGCGTAGAGGAGGCATTGAGTCGCTATTGGGGCAAGTGCTTCGCCTGCCTCTGTCAATATTATCCCTTTCTTGGTTCGAAGAAACAGATCAGCGCCAAGCTCATCCTCAAGTTGCTTCATTGAATTGGATAGCGCAGGTTGTGCAATTGCTAGGCGTTCAGCGGCCTTTCGAAAGCTCCCAGCTCTCATAATAGTAAGAAATTGCCGCATCTGGTGAAGGTCAAATTTTGACATAGTATTTATTTCCCTGCGTCTGAATGTTTATGCCTCAAAGCAACCACCGTTAACATTACAGAGAAAACATCCTTGCAGCACAAGAAGGTTATAGATCAAATAGATTTGATTAAAATGTATAAAAGTGCTGCGACAACAACCTTTGGTTTTATGGTCTGCGCAGACTACCAATTAGCCTTTTCAATGCCATGATACAGAGACTTTGATCAGGATGTCGCATTTTTGCGGTATTTTCTGCCACAGCCAAAAAGATGATGCCCAGTTTTTTGCTTGGCGATAATTATTAAATATATAGCGTGATATGATATTAATATTTTTCAATTCAAAATTATTGAAATATTGTTAACACAAGCGCTGTGCCTTGCACCCGAGGCATCTGAGGGAGCGTCAGTGCTGGTGAGCAGTGTTGAGCGTCAATGAGAACACGAAAGAGTGAAGATGCCGTTCGGTGTAGATACCTTGTACAAGAGCTCTAACTCTGCCGTCGCCTCGGAAAGGCGTACGGTTACTAAAGAAGAGGATGAGGTTCGTTCACCCTATCCGCGTATAGCTAACCGGCCGACGCAGGAGGGCCCAAAAGGCATCCGTTTTGACTTCAATCAAGGTTGCAGGGTTGCTCTGCCGTTACCTGAACATGGGGCATGGCGTGTCCGCCTGCGTGACCTTGATACCGGCAATATCCTCTTTGAGCATACAACGCGGGAGGTAGCGTTGGTGGTCTCTAGCAAGCGTTGGTATGTGCGCTTCCGGGTTGAAGTCTGGGTGATCCAGGAGAATGGCCCTATCGACGAAACATTGTCCGAGCTCGTGTTGTCACATGATTATGACGCCAATGGCCGTGATGTCCTGATCCAGTTTCCGGTGGGAACGTTAGGCGATACGCTGGCGTGGTTTTCCTATGCCGCGCGGTTCGCGAAGGAGCGCGGAGCACGTGTGACCTGTGCCATGTCGGGGCTAATCATTCCACTGTTGCGGGATCAATATCCTTATGTCCGTTTTGTCACGCATGAGGAGTGCAACGAGCGCGCCTTGGCGGAAGAATGCTATGCTACTTACAGCCTCGGTCTGTTCTTTGATGATGCAGCATTTGACTGGCAACCGACAGATTTCCGCTTGGTAGGGCTGCATAAGACCGCTGCCTATATTCTCGGCGTCGATCCCAAGGAAGAAGCACCTCGGATCAGCACTCCGGGACAGCCCGAGGGGCGGCCGATTGAGGAGCCTTATGTCTGCATTGCAGTGCAGGCTTCTACCCAATGCAAATATTGGAATAACCCAAGCGGTTGGTCGGAGGTCATTGCATACCTCAAAGCACATGGCTATCGCGTCATCTGTATTGATCAGAAACCCATGCACGGTACGGGCATTGTATGGAACCACATACCGCATGGTGCTGAAGATCAAACGGGAGACAAGCCCTTGGCCGAGCGCGCGCACTGGCTGCGCCATGCGGCATTTTTCATTGGCCTCAGTAGCGGCTTGTCCTGGCTGGCTTGGGCGGCGGGCACGCCGGTTGTTATGATTTCTGGCTTTACTCATCCTGCCACGGAATTTGAAACGCCCAGCCGAGTCATCAATTGGCACACTTGTAATTCGTGTTGGAATGATCCCAGAAATCGCTTCGATCACCATGATTTTTTATGGTGTCCGCATCATGCCGGAACCCCTCGGCAGTTCGAGTGCACTCGTCTTATTGCGTCTGAATTCGTAATTAAATCATTCCAAATGATACCCGCATTTGTGATGCATACCATGCAACCTTCTCATCAGCTCTGAAAGATAGTCAACCATGACAGATTATACCGTCTCCGCAGGGTACACATCAAGCGGCGTCACATTGCCGGATAACTCAGGTAACCGGATATTTGTACTTAGCGGTGGCACTGCAATTAATACATACGTTGGAACCGGCGATAACATGTATGTTTCGTCAGGCGGCTTAGTATCGGATACGACTCTGCGTTCTGGTGGCGTTGCCACGATCTATGCGGGGGGGCATGCAAATCTAACGTATGTTAGTTCTGGTAGTGTTCTGGAATTTTTCGGTGCTGGCGTTGCATCTAACACGATCGTTGCCTCTGGCGGTACTGTATATGCGGCTAGCGGCGGCGTGGTTGTTGGTACAACGGTAAGTAGTGGTGGTAATGAATACGTGTATTCCGGCGGTGTGGCCAGCAATACAACTGTAGCAAGCGGTGGTGCTGAAAAAGTGGGTGCCGGCGGTACGGCTAGCGGTACGGTGGTGAGCAGCGGCGGCACTGAAATTATCTCTTCCGGCGGTACGGCTGTTGGTACGGTGGTGAGCAGTGGTGGTACGGAAATCATTTCTTCTGGTGGCGTGACTAGCAACACAACGCTGGTGTCTGGTGGTAAGATTGACGTTAAGTCCCTGGCGTTTACCAGCAGCGGCACGGTTTCTTGGAATTCCAGCACGCATACTCTGACTGTCACCGAAGGTGGCAATGTCTACACGCAGGTGCTGAGCGGTAGTTACACGGCAAGCGATTTTGTTCTCACTTCCGATGGCAGCGGCGGAACGGATATCGCTTTTTTGTGCTTCTACCCCGGTACGCGCATTGCCACGCCAGCAGGTGAGACTGCGGTGGAGGATCTGTGCGTCGGCGACATGGTGCTGACCGCGAACGGTCAGTTACCGGTGCGTTGGCTCGGCCAAAGCCATGTGCATACGCGCCTTGTAGATCCTCTGCGCAGCCTGCCTATCCGTATCAAAGCTAGTGCGCTAGGCGAGGCTCTGCCGGTGCACGATTTGCTTCTTTCGCCGGATCACGCAGTGTTCATCGACGGCATCCTGGTCCAGGCTGGCGCCCTGGTAAACAACACCAGCATTGTGCGTGAATACGATGTTCCCGAGCAATTCACCTACTACCATGTGGAGCTTGCTACGCATGAGTTGCTGCTGGCCGAAGGGGTGCAGACGGAAAGCTTCGTCGATAACGTGGACCGAATGAATTTCCACAATTGGGATGAGCGCAGCACGCCCGTAGAGCCGATTGAGGAAATGCCCCATCCGCGCGCCAAATCATATCGCCAGCTACCAACCGCGCTCAAAGCTCGTCTGGCGATGCGAGGTGCCACCTCTAAGTCATGGGTTGCTTGAAGCTCATTTGTGTTTGCAGCAGGTGACGTAAGGACTAACCATGCGTAACTGGGGGTAAGAATCGCATAACTTGAACTGCTGCCGGTTTCGTGGACACCGTGTTTAGGTGTTTAGGTGTTTAGGTGTTTAGGTGTTTAGGTGTTTAGGTGTTTAATGGAACAGGAGGGTATTCATAGCGCGCAGGCAATATACGCGTGAGTTCAAGCTCGAGGCGGCCCGGTTCATCAAGGAGCATGGGGTTTAGGTGTGGTTCAGGCGGTGCGTGACCTGGAGGTTGGTGAGAACGTGCTTCGCTGCTGGGCCAAGGAGGTTTGCTTGTATGTGGCGGTGGTGATCGACCTCTTCTCCCGTTCTCCCGCCGCGTAGTCGGTTGGTCAATGAGCGCCACGATGACCGAGCAATTGGTCGCCGATACGCTGGTGATGGCGATCTGGCGCCGTGGCCAGCCTGATGCCTTGCTGCACCATTCAGACAGGGGAAACCCAGTACACGTCTGAGCCATTTCAGCGGCTCATGAAGGATCATGGCGTCGTCTGCTCCATGAGCAGGTCAGGCAATGTCTGGGATAATGCCGCTATGGAGAGCTTCTTCTCCTTAATGAAAACCAAGCGCATTGCACGTAATGTCTGCAAAGGCTTAGTTCCTATTGGTGGCTAGCGGCAACGGAAATGCCGACCCTCCCTAACCTCCCCAGAAAACCCACGGGAGGAACCGGCGCCCTGGCGGGGTGAGACTCCCCGGCATGATCGGGATGAGTGCCGCCACCGGCAAGGCCCTGGGTGATCTGGCGCATCTGCGCCAGTCGATCTGGGATATATTAACGACGCCGAAGGGCAGCCGGGTGATGCGCCGCGGCTATGGCAGCGATCTGTTTGAGCTGATCGACGCGCCGATGAACCGCGAGACGCTGATGAACATCTACACGGCGGCGGTGGAGGCGCTGCTGGCCTGGGAGACGCGGCTGCTGGTCACC